CTTTACCAGAAACTTCAAATGTAATGTTAAAATTAACTTTACCAACAGTTGAAAATTTCTATGAAGAATTTACAAAACATCCAAGAATAGTTAGAGTAGTTGCTTTATCTGGTGGATATTCAAGAGAAAAAGCAAATGATATCCTTTCTAAAAATAAAGGAGTTATTGCAAGTTTTTCAAGAGCATTAACAGAAGGCTTATCAGTTAAACAAACTGATGAAGAATTTAACAAAGCTCTAGCAACTTCTATTGAAGGAATTTATGAAGCTTCTGTAAAATAGTTAAAAAATGATAAAATAAAAAATAGTTCAAAATTTCTATTAGAATAGAGTTTTGAACTATTTTAATATAAAAATTCATTTTTATAAATAAAAAAGCTATCTTGTAATAAGATAACTAAAATTCTGTTTTATGGCGGTGAGAGAGGGATTTGAACTGCATTATATTATACATTTTTTGATAATTTTTATTTTTTTAATCTTTTTTTGTAGCTACTGATAATCTTTGTTCATTATATATTTAATAACATATCATTTCTTTTCATCCTCATCCCTCAATTGTTCTAATGCTTTTTTTAACTTCTTAGGAATAGGAACTCCTGCTTTAGCTGCATTTTCTACAATACTTAATAATTCAGTTGCACAATAAAATATCCCAACTAAATTTCTAAAACCAATACTTGGAACCAATTTATGCATTAATGAAGCTCCACATAATAAAGCTAAAATCCATAATTTCTTTTCTATCCCTTTATATGCTCTTTTTGAATTTAGATTCTTTAACTTATAACCTGCATAGACTCCTGATGCATAATCAATCAGCATTAATCCTATTAAAACTTTTGCTAGTGTATCAAATCCACCAATAAGCCAAATTAAAAAAGCAACAAAATATGCACATATTTTTGTTAAAATTGCCACAATACCCTCTCCCTATTTAAAAATATATTCTGTGTATGGTGCTTCTATAACCTTTTTTCTTATAAATTTCTTTTTGGTTATTTTTTCAAGTGTTACTGTTTTATTTTTTAATGTTTCTTCTAATTTCTCTGGAGGAGTATATTCAGCTTTTAAAGGAAGAGGAACTATAATAGTTCCAGGCTCCTTTTTTACTTCTCTATTGTTACAACTTATAAATGATAACACTATTAATAATAGAAAAATTATTTTTTTCATTCTTCATCCTCCTTGTTATTTTTCCCTTTAAAATATTCTCCAATATTCTTTTTACCCCATAGACCTGCTCCAAACATTCCACAGCACATTATTAAAAATGTAGGAACATTTACTTCAAAGAATATATATCTTTTCTCTAATATAAAAGCTAAGATTGATAATATAAGACCCCAAGCACACCATGCACATCCTATCCAAACACATAATGGAAAAGTGATAGGTATTATTCTTTCAAATAATTTTTGCTTAGTTTTAGCATCTTCAATATCTAATCTTCTTAATTCTTTTTCAAGTTCAGCTTGTGCATTTTTATCAGGAACAAACTTATTTACTATTTCTAATGTTTTATCTAATATTGCCATGTTATCCCCCTCACATTTCTTTAATGAAATCAATAAATAAATTTACAACATCACTTTCCACAGAAAATTTTAAAGATTCTTCATTATTACTACCAAAGAAAGGTTCTATTAGAATGTAAGTGTCTTTGCTCTTGCATATTCCATAAGCACCTCTTGTTTTACTATCTTGTACAAGGATTAAACCTCTTGTAGTTTCTTTCTTTTCTACTATTTTTTCTTTTCCATTAACAACTTCAGTTTCTTTTAAAATATTTTCTTTGGTTCTTATTTTGCTACCAAACTTATTTTGTAATCTTATCATAAAGTTTGTTGCTAACTCTTTAGCTTTATTATTTTTATAATAAACCAAACATTCACAGCCATTTGCTTGTTCACTTTCAGCAGCATTGAAATGAAGTTCTATACAAAATTTATAATTATTTTTATTTAATTCCTCTAAAACTTCAAACATTTCTCTTGTATAGTATTCATTAGGCTTTCTCTCATATACATCTACCAGTTCTGGTATTTCGGTTTTTATTTTTTCTGCTATTCCTTTCCAATAGTCATATTCTCTGCCTAATATTTGTGAATAAGCCCCTCTTGCTCTTTTATTATGACCTATAATTAATGCTACTTTCATTCTTTACCTCCTACTTTTTTCATAACTAAATTATGTAATTCATTTATTTTATTTTTAAATTCTTCCTTTGTTAAATCTTTAGGTTCAACCTGTGTTTTAAAATAATTTTCACTATTAAATATAGATTGAATAAACATTGTTCCTGAAAACATCATATCTTCTAAATCTTCAATTGACATTGTCATTCCAAAATTATCGTGAAAATACCATGTAGATTTTAAATCTTTCTTAAATTTCTTTTTGGAAATTTCCAATGATTTTATAGCAATTTCCATATATATTAAATCTTTTATTCTAAGTCTTTGTCTATGCCCTTGATAATCAAATCCATATTCTAATGCTTCTGCTTTCAATGTATCAACTAGTTGAAAATAATCATCTTTTTCTTTTTGTGAATCATATTCCCATGTACCATTTTCTCTATTCCAGGTTAGATATTTTTCATTTTTTTTAGGTTTAGGAACTTTTATAAGTTTCTTATTTTTTATTATTTCTCCAGGTTCTAGTTGAATTTCAATTTCTTCCTCAATTAATTCTTCTCTGGTCATCTCTCTTATAGTATTAGTTATGCTATCATAAGTCGGATACTTAAAAACTTCATTACTTTCAACAATAACATAATCATCTTTGTTTAATTCAGGATAATCTAAAAATAAATTATTTCCCATAAAGTCTTTTACTTCCTTAGCTGTTAAATTTACAGAAAATTTAACTTTTGATTTTTTTTCTTTTGTATATATATAAAACATTATTTTTCTCCTTTCATTCTGTATAGATTTTTAAATTTATAAAGAATTTATTATTTTATTTTGTAGCTTTGAGCATATTTTTATATTTTTCTTAAATATAATTTCTAAGATTTTTATATTTAAGACACTCAAATCTGCAATTTTAAATATAAAAAACTAAATAAATTTAAAAATTTCTATACTTTTTTATTAAAAAATACCTAATTTTTTCCTTGCATTTATAATGCTATTTCTTATCTCTATTGGATTAGCTTTTGCAATATAATGCTTACTTGTTACACCACTGCTAGAATGATTAGCATAACTAGAAGCTAATCCTAATCCAGCAAGATTGTTAATTAAATTTATTGCTGTCTTTCTTAAAGTATGTGGGTATAAATCTTCTATACCTATTATTTTCCCTAGCTTTCTAATTCTGTTTCTAATAGCTCCTTGTGTCATCTGTTTATAGATTTTTCCATACTTAGTAATAAAGAACCAATCTATATTTATCCCATTTTCTGCTCTGTACTGTACCCATTCTTTTATAAGTTCCTTACATTTTTGAAAGAAAAAGGCATTAACTATATAGCCTTCTTTTTCCTTAACATCTGTAAAGTACCCATTTTCTAAGTCTAGTTGTTTCATCTTTAAATTATGAATAGCAGAAATTCTGCAAGCACTATCCAAAAATAACTCCCACAATATCCTATCTTGTAAGTCATATTTTTTAGTTTCCACTTGCATATATAAGCGAACAGTTAATATTTGTTCAGTTGTTAAAAAGTAACTATTTCTTATCTTATCTTTGTCAGTAAATCTTAATCTATCCAATTTTTCTGAAAACGGATGATACTTAATTTTATTTCTACGAACACACCAAGCATAAAATGTTGATATAGCCGTAATTTTATTCATTAAAGTTCTTTTACTGTTCCCTAATCCTCTACAATAATTTCTATAACTTTCCATTATAGTTGGCATTTCTAGTAAAGTATCTTTACTAAGTAATAATCTATTTTTATAAGAGTTTTGAAACCATACCAGGAATAACTTAAAATTATTACAGTAAGTCTTATATGTAGTTTCCCAAGTTTCCCAATTACTACTCTTGCAACTGTTTAAATATTCTAAATAAATCTCCACATTTTCTTTCTTTAAATTTTCCAATACTGTTAATTGCATAACTTAACCTCCTAAATTTGATAGGTTTATTATACAATTCTTAAAATAATGGAAAATTTACAAAGATATGAAGTATTAGATAAAACATCTGAAACAAAGTATACATCTCTAATTTTTAGTAAAATAGGTTTAATTGGGCATGTCTTTGTAGATGTCCCATCTGGAATTTCAAAAACGCTAAGAGAAGGGGCATTACTTTTTACATTTCCAAATGGATATAGACCAAAATCATTTAATTTAAAACTTGTAATATCTCACTCATCAGGAGCTAATGCAAGAACTAGATATGATGCAAGTACAGGTAAAGTTTACATACTTTCACCTTTAAATATTGCTGAAAGTATGTATTTAGATACAATGTATATTTTAGAGAATTAATTGTAGAAAACTTTAGTTGTATAAGCATTAAATGCTTTTATATCTGATATTAGCATTCCATTTATTATAGAAATATTATGAGGTTGATAAAAATATATACCTTTTGAATTTCCAATCATATAAGTTAAAAAGGAGCTATTTAATGTGATATTATTTCCTAAAATGTGGATAATTCCATTATTTTCTACTCTAAAATCAGATTTTACAATTAAATATCCTGAAAGTATCAAATTATTATTTTTTAAATAATTAACTTTAAGAGAAAATGTAGAATTATCAACTTCTATAATTTCGATTAGATTTTCCATTCTGGTATTGCTAGAATTTAAATATATCCAATAACCATTAAACTAAAACCACTGGCAAAATTAGACATTGTAATTTGTGTTGTATTAGCCCAATCTAAGATAGGATTTGCTGGTTCAGCTGTTCCACCATTATTATCTACAATTGTTGCAAATGGAATATCTGCAAAGGTTTCATCAAAATATATTGTTGCTTTGGTATTTATACTGGGTTTAGCACTAATATCAACAAAATAGGTCATTATACAAAGTCTATCTAATTTTATTTTTCTTAAAGTTGCTGATTTACAATTTGTAACTCTATTTGTTGCGTCTTTTACTTCATATTTAAATAAATTTTCCACAGTGGAAAATCTAATCACAATAGAATCTTATCAAAACTGGAATGTTGGAAATGGCTTAACATCTAGTTCAGCAAAAGTCTATAAAATTGGAGAGTTGAAATTTGTACACATATCTTTTACAACAGATAAGGTTTTAACTAAATTCAATTTTAAATTCCCCGTTACTTTTAAAGAGTCTCCTTATGTATCCTATACAGATAATGGAGGAGGAGCTACACTTGGAGTACCTTTTGGTATAGATTGGGCTACAACTACTGGTGTTTTACTTTCGGAAGTTCAATCTGCGACAATGCTTGTTGTAGGTATTTAATTAGCAGCTATATAAGCTATTGTTGTTTGCAGATTTCTAACTGTTATCCCAGCATTATTGTGTGTATAAAAATTTCCACAGTGGAAAATTTATTTACAAATACAGTTGAATTAGCAACTAAAATAACTAAAAGTACAAATATTCCAGAATTAAAAAATTATAAATTTTGGCTTGTAGACATAAGTATTTCCATTCATCTTAATGGAATAAGTCATCAAAAATATACTTTTACAGCAACCTCAGCTGTTGGATTTTTCTATAATGATAATTTTCATACCCTTGGAAAATATGCTGTCCAAATTGATACAAATGGTAATATAACACTAACTGGTGAAGCTGTCCAAAATGGTTATATTAAAGTTAGTATTTATGGAATATACTAAAATCTTATTTTAAAAAAGTTGTTAATTGCCCCATAAATGTATTTTTTAATGGTAATTGACTATCAGTAGACTGGACTGTTAAAACATTATTAACTAATGTAAATTGTCCACTACTTCCATTATTTCCAGTTATAGCTGTTGCTGTATTGTGACAATTTAATGGTAAATTACATTTATACTCAATTCCATATTTTAGTGTTTCTATTAAATTGGTATATGCAGCTATAAGAATTAAGTCACCATACTGAAATATAGTAAATTTAACACCAGTAGGGGTTGAAAAAAATTCCTGAATTTTAAAAGTTGACAAATTTTCCAATTTCTTATGATTTTGATAAATAGACAATTCTTCAAAGTCTGCATTTGGAACACTCACTCTACTAGTTTGGCTTTTTAAACAATAGTAAAATTTTTGATTTCTTGGAAAATAATAAACATTTCCTGCTATTGCTTGTTCAACTGGGAAATTACCATTGTTTTGTCCTAAAACTCCATCAAGATTTTGTATTAATTGATTTTCCTTTGTGTTAAGACTTTTATATAAATATTCCCAAGTTATTGGAATTAGTTTTTCATCAGGTGTTCCAGTTGATGAATTCCAATTTCTATTTCCACCAATATTTTTATACCAATGTCCATTATCTGCTAGATATTGTTTATCTGCTTCTAAGTTATTTCTTCCTTTTAAAGCACCAACAGCTGTTAATCCTGTTTCTGTGTAAACCTGGTTAGCAATATCTCTTGTTAAATAAATAACACCATCTCTTACATATATTTCAGCTTCTACATCACTTGAAATAGCCATATAGATATCTTGAATAGATTCGTATGTTTTTCCTAATCTATTATTTGGAAAAGTATCAGCAGATACAGCTGTTGTATATGAATAAAGAATTTCTGTTATATCTCCTTCAATTTTTGCATATACTCCAAATTCTTCTGTTTGAAAAGATTGTTCTACATTTTCATTTGATATTTGTACTGTTAAAACAGCAGTACCATTATCATTTCTTATATTCATTACATTTAAATCAAGTTTTTTATTTTTTAATTCAGTTACTTCTCTTAAATTCCCTGAATGTTTTTGATCTCCAAATGCTGCCTTGGTAAATAGAACTTTACCTTCCCCAGCTAATGCTCTTGCTAAAAGGTTTCTTCCAGCATTTGTAATGATGTGACTATTAAAATCAGCCATTTCTTTCACCTCTTTTTTCTAAAGTATATTTTCCATTTTTATTTACCAAATTTAGATTATTAAGATAGAAGTAACTTGGTTGTGGGTATAGTATTACTTTTGTTCCATATCTCATATGTGTTGCCATATATAAAGGAGATACAGAGTTATTTTTAAAAGTAATTCCTGTTAAATGTTGTGATTTCTTTTTAGTTTTTTCAACCCTATCTATCATAATATTTAAATTACTTTTTGTTGTTCCCATAATTTCTATTTTAAATGTTCCATTATCTCCATTAAACTCAGGAAATTCTAATATATTAGCTTTTTCATAGAAAATATTTAAGACATCTTGAATAGCTTTGTTTGTTCCCTTTATTGAATGGATTTGGAAAGATAATTTACAAGCTTTTCTTTTTTCTTCTATAGACATAGAGAAGTCATAGAAATCAACACTTAATTCTTTTGCAACAAGGTCAATCTCTTTTTCTTCCATTGTATCTATTCTTTCAAGAAACTCTAGATATGTTATATTTGCAACAATATGCTTAGATATAAGTGCATCTATTACAGTTAAAACTATTTTATATTTTTTATCATTTTTCAAAATGTCAGGAGCAAGATCTCTTATATTTGTAACATCATATATAAAATTTTGCTCTTTCATCTTGATTCAGCTCCTTTATATGAAATTGTTATAGTTCCACATTTTGCTAAGTGAAACTTTTGACCTGTATAAGTTTGAGGTGATTTAATTTCAACTCTTCTTATTCCCTCTACATTCTTAGAAATATCTATAATATCTTGTAAATTTATACTTTCTCCCATTTTAAAAGATTTAGTATACTGTTCTAATGAATTTGTTAGTTCTTTTTCTATCTCCGATTTCGATACTAACGAACTATCATAAACCCAATAATCTAAATCAATATTATAATTATGAAATATTGGATCTTTAATTTCTATTTGGTCATTTAAAACTTTAAT